CGCAACACGTCTTTCCCGTAACGCTTCAAAATAAATTTGTCATAATTCACATTTGATGAAACTTCAAATCGATCATTGAACGCGTCGATCTGAATTTGTGAATGGAAATCACCTTCATCGCGCAATGTTGTTCGATCCGCCGGATCACCTTTGGCAATCTTCAAACGAATCGTGGTTCTTTTATAGCCGGGCAATTTTTCACCTTTCCCGTCAATACCTTCACGAAACAATTGTTTGTTGACGATGTAATCTTTCAAGACAAAATCAAACGATCGAATCGCAATTTCCAATTCCTTGAACAATTGCGATTCAAATTCGTTGATGAAATTTATTTGTCGGTCAAAAACTTTCATAATTAAACAACACCATAAGTCGGTGACGTGTTTTGATCTTCACATCCAAGACATTTTGAATTGATCCCGGAAATATTAAATGAAACCGCCTTCAATTCTTTGTTGTATTGCGACGGAATGTTTGTCAATTTGGTTTCGATGTCACCTTCCAAATCGCGAATGATCATCATTTTGATGTTTTCTTCAATCGCGTTTATTTGTTGACTGAACTTCATATCATTCAAGATCTTGTGAACCACTTTCAACGCCAACAAGTTTTTGAAAACAAATTTGTTTTGAACAAAAAAGTTTGTCAAATCACATTGAACGGTGAATTTGAAATTCATTCCGAACGATTGATTGTTTGAATAAATCGCCTTTTCAAGATCGAACATTTTTCCAACATCACCGAATGATCCCGCCGGAACGTACAATGGATAAACGTGGAAATTTTTTCGTATTGATCGCCAAACGGAAATGTGTGGATCATTGCATCCGCCACAAACGCCCGAATCCCAATTGAAATTGGTGTAATTGATCGCGTTTGATGTGATGTCGTCTTGATAGTAACCAACGACAAAAACGCCACCATAAAATTGTTCCGGACTGAATGATGACAATTCCCAATCGATCTTCTTCCAATTCCAATTCGCGTTTCCGTTTGTCGTTACTTCAACAACTTGCAATGGATCGGACTTTGATGAATGGAACAAATAAAGATTGAATGTTTCTTCACCGGAAAATTGCAAACCGATTTCATTGATGATCGCTTTTAAACCGGTCAAATCTTGTGTTCGGATTTGCATCCCAACGAAACGACCTTGATTTGTGATCGTGTCTTGTGTCCAACCGTAACGATTCAATAAAACCGATGTTTCCAACAAAGTTTTTCCATATTGGTTCAATTGTCGGTATTGTAAAAGATCATTGAAAATTTCATTTGTTGCATCCGTCACGGTGTTTTCCAAATACGTGTCCAACGGAAGATTCGGCGAAATCAAAGTTTGAATGATGTCCAATTGCAACGCGGGATGTTTTTGTTGATAATATTCACCCGTTTCCGTGGTTGTCAATCCGTTCGCGATCTGAATTGAATTGTCGTGAAATTGTCGCCAACCCAATAAATTTTTGTAAGCCGGAACAACGATGTTTGATTTGAACATAAAATTGATTTTTAAATGTTATTAAAAAACGCCATTTCAACCCCGCAATCGGAATCAAAATGGCGTTGATTTTAGTTTGTGGATCTGTTATCCTAATTACGGGATGAACTCAAATTTGCGGATTGAATTTGCTTTCGTCGCCAAATCGGAATTGTACGGCGTAATGATCGCAAAGTCAAATGAAATTTGCCAATGTTCAACCATTGTCGCGGTCAAATGTGCAAGTCCGGCAACTTCCAACGCGGATTTGTCGTCACATTTTGACTTGTATTGGATCCCAACCGGGAAAGGAAGTCCCGGCAACGTTTCTTCCATCCATTCCGTTCCGTCCGATGCTTTGTGTCCCAATCTTGCGTCCACGTCAACACGTGTCAACATTCCAACCGATCCGTCCGGCATAAAATAACCCGTTGCCAAAACTCCGGCACCGTTTGAAATTCTATTGGAAAACGTGAAGTTTTTCCCGGCGAATTGGAATTGTAAATTTTGATTGTTTCCGGCACCTTGATTGATGTATTTCGTCACCGTTGGCATCACCGTATGATTCGCGATCACGCGGATCGTTGGATCATTGAAATCATCCGCAAAGTTGATCGCTTCCAAATCGTTGAAGAAGAAATCAAGATTTGCCGGCGCAACACGAATCGCGGATCCGACCAATGGATATTTCGTCCCAACAATTGAAGATCCGTAAACTTGCGATTTGTTCGCGTCGAACGCCGTGTCCAAGTCGTTTTCGATTTCAACCAAAAACGCTTCCACGGTTTCTTTGATCTTCTTGTTCAAATCAAATTGATATTTGATTTGGTTTTTCTCGTATTGTGACGGCACCATAAGGATGTCGGCAACAACCGTTTTCCAAACCAAACGAACCAAATCCGATTCGCTTTGATCACCGCCAATCGTACACGAACGAACGTTTTTGATTGTGATGTTTCCTTTCGTCATAACGGGAACGTCAAGGTTTCGACCTTGGCTTGTTTCCGCTTGCGCGATTAAATCCGGCGAAACGATTGAACTTGCGGAATTTGTCATCGCAAGAACCGCCGTCACCAATCCCGTTTGCGTTTGTCTTAATTCGTCGCGGTCAAGGTTTGAAGGGTAATTCGCGCGGATGTCTTGTAAATACGTTTTTACTAATGACATAGTTTTAAAAATTTAAAAATTAAACAATAATTATTGCGCCGGCAATTCAGAAACTTTGTATTCTTTGTACGCTTCCGTTTTTAACTGATCCCACGCCGGATCCTTTCTTGTGATCCCGGAATCCAACAACGCTTTTTCCGCAACGTTGATAAATTCCATTTTCGATTTGAAAGATCCTTCCGGTAAGATCAATTTTTTTTCGTCTTTCCCTTCGACCTTTGTTGTTTGGATTGATCCGTGAATTTCTGTTTTTGCACCGCCACCGCCTTTTTCTTCTTTCAATGTGATGTCTTTGATCGCGTCCAATGTTGAAATCATTCCGAACGCGTCTTTTGGTTGATAGGTTGTTTGATCAATCACCGGTTTCCCTTCACCGTCAACAAACACCAATTTTCCGTTTTCAATTTTTGATGTCTTGATCAATTGATCTTCAACATTTGCAATCACCATATTTTTGATTGATTCCGGTGTGTCCGGATTGAATTTCAATTTGGCAACCGCGGATTTGATTTCGGTTCTTTTTTGGAAAACTTCATTTTCCGTTTTGGTGTCCGTGATTTGTTTCAAATAACCTTGTTTTTCAGTTTCCCACGCTTGTTTCGCTTGGTCGAAAACTTCTTGGATGTGCTTTCCGCCACCTTCCGTTTTTAATTTTTCGATTTGCGTTTCCAATTCCTTCACGCGCGCATCCTTCGACAACGAATCTTTTTGACCTCGCAATTCTTTTAATTCACCATAAAGTTTTTTTGCGAATTCGTATGTCTTTTGTTTTTGCCCGTCATCACCGGTTCCGGCACGTTCGCCCAAAATGGCGTGAATGTCGTCATCGTATTGTTGATGAATCTTTTTGACTTCTTCACCGATTTTTTCTTTGTAGATTAATTCGGCTTTGTTTTCGATCAATTTTTTCCCAACTTCCGAATCGGTAACGGTTGGCAATATTCCCGGAATTAAACCCGGATTTTTTTGGATCGCTTCAATGATTTGTTCTTGTGTAATTTCCATTTTTTCCCGTTTTATGGATTAATAAAAAAAGTTTGTTTTATGCTTTGATTTGTTCGTTGTACCAAGTCAACAAAGTTGCTTTGATTTCGCCTTGCAATTTAAGTCCCGACAAATCGATGTTGTGTTTTTCGGCGAATTCCTTCATTGCTTTCACGGTGTCACCATTTTCAAATGGATCCGGAATTTTGTTCCCTTCATCCGTTCCCGTTCCGGCGTTTGCTGAATCATCCGCGTTCTTTGATGCTTCGATCAATTGATTTGCTTTTTCTTGTGCGCGTCTTTCGATTTCCGCTTCCATTTCTTCCGCCGTCATTCCCGTTCCGGCGTTTGTTGTCGGTGCCGGTGTTTGTGCCGGTGCGATCGGTGCTTCTTCTTTTGGGTTTTGTTTCGGATCGTGAACAACGATCATTTTGTTCCATCCCAAAAATTTAAAATTCTTTTCGATTTTCTTGAATCCCGGTTCGTTGAATTGTTGAACAACAATTGAAACATTGTTTTTCGCTTCACCCGGACGATCGGTGATTCTAACCAACGCAACGTGATAATGGTTGCGATCATCGTGGTTGATTTCTTCATTGATTTTCCCGACCAACTCTTTGTCGAGTTTTTCAACTTCCAACACCGCTTGTTGGTGTCTGTTTGCTTTGATCTTTGTCATTTCTTTAAAAATAAAGTTATTACTAATTTAAAGGGTTTTTATTGGGAACCCGCGCCCGTTTTTTCAATTCGTGATTTCTTTTGATCCAATATTTCTTGGTTGTATGTTTCCAATGTTTTTTGGATCGCTTCAATTCTTTGCCAATATTCAAGATTTTTTCCGAATTCGGTGATGATTGTGTTTTCCGCTTCAAATTTAGAAATAAATTTCATAAAATTCACTTTCAATGACATTTGGAAGTCATCCAACACCGTTTCGTTCTTCAATTTGATACATTCATCGATCGATTGCATTGGAAACGGATCCAAGTCCAACAACATCAATGCGCGTTGTTTCTTGTTTGAATTCCCTTTGTATTTTGTTTCAATCAATTGACGATATAAATTGAATTGTTCTTCAACCGGCAATCCGATTTTTTTTGCGGTTTCAAATCGTTTTTGCAAATCTTCTTCCGAAATCAAATAAAATTCCGTCCCAAAATTCGCGTCCGTATCGGTTGAAAGATTTGTATAAATCAAACGACCGGCGGTTTTAACGATCCATTTATAAAGACAATCCAATTCGTCTTTTGTACGCAACAAGATTGTTTCCATCGATGCGAAAGATCCTTTCACTTGCAATTCGTTAAACGCTTCATTTGAAACGTTGTGAACTCCGACCGTTTTGAAACGAATTTCCAATTCAATGTCATCAAGTTTTTCCGGGATGTATTTCAATTTGTCCGTTTCCGGAAAGATCATTCGGAACAATCCCGATCCATCCTTCACGCTTGGATCGGACGAAACCTTGATCCCAATGTGTGTTCCCGGATAAATGTGTTGACCGTTGTCCGATCCGCCACACGCTTCACAATCTTTCCAAATTATTTTTTCGGCACCGGTTGCGGGATCCGTTGAAATTACTTCCGAAACTTTCCCATCCGAACAATCCGGATTTGGACATTTTCTTTTTGGTGCTTCCGTTACCGGGAAAGGCGCGTAATGATCAACATAATTTCGGAAAATATCAAAGATCGTCCAATCTTCCAATTTTGATAATGCGGAAGAAAACGCGACGCGTCTTTTGAATTTGTTTTTTGAATTGGTTGGCGTCTTGATGAATGATTTCGCCGGGCAATATCCAACGCCGTGATCAACTTTGGTGACATTGATCATTGTGTCGGAATCTGAATCCTTTGAAAACACATAAAAGGTTTGTTCGTCATAAACGGAAAAAAACGTCGTGATGACGTTTGCTTTTGTTGGGTGATTTTGTTGGCTATGAATGAAACAAATATATTCCAAATTGCCTTCATCATCTTTGAATTGCGCGTCAATTAATCTTGACGAATCGATAAAAATCAAATATGGATTTCCGTTTGCGTCACGATCAACAACAACGAATGAATTCGGTTTGTTTTTGAAAACCTTGCGGGCGTGTCTTTCGATCCATTCCGCCGGTTCCGTTTGCTTCACCCAATCTTTCAATCGTTGAATGTCGCGATCACCTTCCGTGTTGAAATATCGGTTTTTGCCTTCAAACACTTTGAAAAAGTCGTTCAATACTGAATCACACAATTGAACGACCGGCAATGGAAAACGCGCGAATTGGATCACACGATCGAACTTCTTGTCGGAACGCTTCTTCATCTTGTCCAATAAGGTGTTCCAATATCTTTCCGATTTCAATTCGGCTTCCGACATTTCTTCCGTGAAAACACGCAATTGGGATTCTTGTTCCTTTGCGCTTTCAATTTGTTGTTTTGACCTTGGATTCTTTGCGACATCCATCGCCGTGGTTTCGTTCAATATCATTGTTTTACTTTTTTGCGATTTCCGTTCCGTTCCAAACGAACTTGTCGTCCGCCAATTCCCATTGTGTGTTCGATAATTTCAACAACTTGTTTGCGTGATCGATTGCGAATTCCTTTGGTTTCGCATCCTTCACGTCTTTGGCTTTTAATTTGACTTTTTGATCTTTCATCGTGTGTCAAATTAAATGTCCGTAAACGGGTTGAAATCCGGTTTGAAAACAACCAATTTTTCCGACCAACCTTCAACGATCGCAAAAGACATTGTGTTGGTGTCTTTTGTTCCATATCCGGCATTGTTACGATCCGAAAGGAAAAATGATTGGATGTCAATTCCACGCAATTGTTGTGCCGTTGGCAATGCGTTAATGTCATCCGCCCAACACGCAACGCGTCCGCCTTGTAAAAAGAAATAAACCATCAAGTTTTTTTCACACATCAATTTTTTGATTTGTGCTTCAACTTTTGGCGAAAGTGATTTGAACATACAAGAAAACGCGGAAGGGTTCACGCCTTCAACTTCTTCAACGCCGTTCAATGTCGAGTTGTCGCCACCGCCATTTGTGATCGCTTCACCGGCTTCAATAACCGGATCACCGCCAATCATCGGTGTCAATACAATTTTTGTGTCATCGGACGCGGTGATCAAACCTTGCCACGCTGACAAAGTCAAGATCGTTGCGGGCGTAAATACGCCATAACCTTGACGTCTTTGAATTGCGATTCTTTGAATTTGCTTCAAATCCAAACCGCAATTTTCATTCGTGATTTCCGTCAATGCTGACGGTGCCGGACAATTACAATCCATAGTCTAAAAATTTAAAAATTAATAAATGATTTTATAAAAAACGCGACCGCTTTCCCTTTGAAGTCTTTGCAAATTTATAACAAAAAAATTTGTTTTTTCCAAAAATAGAAAAACCACGCCAATGACGTGGTTTCTTTTGATGTTTATTCAAGGATTTAAAGTCCCGGAATTGGTGTTTTTGATTTTCTTTCGATCGATCTTTTGATCATCGTTGATTTGAAACCCGGTTTCGGGATCAATACCAATTCAAAGTCATCGACAATGTATTGATTGAATTCAACGACAACGGCGTCGTTGTACCGTTTAGGGAAAATTTGTCGCGTGGACGAATGTTTTTTTTTGATCTTTGATCGGTGCGTTGGTTTCCGAATAACCGGAACAAACAAACGACATCGACACGGCAATTGCGATTGTGAACAAAACTTTTTTCATAATGTGAAAGTTTAAATGGTTAAACAATAGGTGACAAACTTAATGATTTTTTTTGATCAATACTTCATCGGAACCGCCAATTTGTTTTCCAACAACATTTCATTCAAACAAAATTGGGATCCATCTTTGGCGATCACGTGGACTTTTGCAAGGTATCGACCGAATTTTTCTTTCTTGTCTTTCATTGTTTCGATCACGATCACCGTTCCCGGTTTCAAATAATCTTTCACAACATTCAACGTCTTGGTTCCTTCCGGATTTTCGACCAATTTGTTTTTGTCATTTCGGATCTTCAATTCCGGTGCATTGATCCCGTAAAAACGAATTTTGTCCGTGAACTTCATTTGGAATCCCAAATCGATTTCAACTTTGATCGTGTCGCCGTCGTGGACTTCCAAGACGGTCGCTTCATAAACGAATTTTTGTTTTTTCATTTTATCTTGATTTTAATTATTAACTATACGAAACATCGACATCGTCGTCGTTGATGAAATATTCGTAAATCGCATAACACAATAAATCCAACATATCATCGTGTGTGTCATTCGGAAAATTACAACATTGATCGATGAACGCTTCATTCCATCCGCCCGCAACCAAAAACACTTTCATCGATCCCATCGTTGGTTGAACGCCTTCCGCCCTTGTCAATTTACCGTATGAAACAACCTTTGAATTGATCTTTCGACAATTGAATGATCCATATTCTTGTGACTTCAACATCGAATAAAATCCGTACCCGGACGCCTTCATTTCGATCCAAACCGACGATGTTGGTTTGTAACCGTTTTGACGTAACCAAGGAACGACGAAATCCAAATATTCTTTCAATTCCTTCCGAACGCCCGTGACGTTGAAAATGTAAAGATTCCCACGATAAAACGAACACGACATTTGCGCGGATTCATCGTTTTCCGATTCCTTGGTGAACGCGCCATCGATCCAAAAATCCTTCCGAACCGCCAATGGATTGAATGGCAATTCCGACGGTTTGATCACTTGGAACCATTCGCGCTTCAATTTGTTTCCTTTCGACGGCGACGGTCGTTGTTGGTTTAATGATGCGAAAGTTGTTGGACTTGTCTTTTTTGTTTTTTCGTGTTTTTCCTTGGAATGTTTTTGTTCCCACAACGCGTCACCAATTTCACGTGGATCATCGTATTTCATCGCGACGTGATCAAATGGCAATTTTTCTTCCTTCAATGCTTGGAAAATGATCACCGTCCATTCCGACGCTTCATCCGCGTCGTAAAATTCCGATTTTGGATTGAATAATCGTCCCGCCAAATCGTCTTCGTGCCAACGGGTGAACAACATCAATTGCCTTGAATCGTTGTGCAAACGCGTTTTGAAAACGTCGTTGTACCAATCCCACAAATTGTCCCGGTATGTTTTTGAATTCGCTTGTTTACGATCTTTGATTGGATCATCGATGATTCCAAAGTCAATCGGATCACCGGTCAAGGATCCGCCAATCGAAACGGCTTTGAAAAATCCTTTGTGTTTTACGATCTCGAAATAAGTATTGTTGCGCAATTCATTTGTCGTTTCAATACCTTTTGCCGGAAGAACGACATTTGGATAAATGGATTTGAATTCATACGAATCGATGATGTCTTGCGCGCCACGGTTAAACTTTGACGCCAACTTGTCCGAATAAGACGCAACAACGATTTTCGCTTTCGGATTCATTCCAAGGATTTTCGCGGGCGTGTTGATCGATGACATCGACGATTTCCCGTGTTGCGGTGGCATAAAGATTGCGACTTTCTTTCGCTTTCCGGCGATCCATTCATCCAAAACATCATAAACGATTTTTTGAAACCATTGGATTTCGATTTCCGGGTTCACATACGTTGCGAATTGTGACAAATGTCGTTTTGCCAATTTCGATTGAAGTTTTTTCAACTTCTTATATTCGGCGATTAAATCATCCCTTTCCATTGGCTTTCGCTATTCTTTGACGTGATCGTTCCATTTCCGCCAATATTTCATCATTTGACATTTCATCCAATTGTTCATCCAATTTCGATTTGTCTTGTATTTGGATAAATTGTCCGAATCCTTCTTTGCGACCAAGGCGATCCAATGTGTATAAAACGGCGCGTTCGGATTTGTTTTCCAATAACGATTTCAACGCGGATTTTGCAAGATCCAAAAGAACGTCATTTCCTTTTTCGATTTCATTTTTGAATTCCGGATCACCATTGATCCAATTGTGAACGGTTCCGCGCGACACCTTCATCGCTTTGGCAATATCGGAAATACATCCGCCGTATTGTTCGACCGCTTCTTTGAATTTCTTCAATGTTGGTTTTTTTGCCATTTCAATTTCCCTTTTTGAATGTTAATATTTTAATCGTAAACGCGCCGGAAACGATTGATTTCAAACGTCTTGCGGGCGCGCTTTTTCATCGATAAACGAACACAAAGTTGACGATTTTTTTTCGTTATCTGTTAAAGTTGTTCAATTTTCCCGATTTTGCCTTTCGTTTTATTGTCGTAACTTGTTGATTTATAACGATTAAAACAAATTTGTTTCGATCCCGTCGATTTTGACATTGTTCAAAACCTTTCCCGGATCATCCCGGAATCAATTCCCGTTTGTTCTTTTTGCCTTCCGTTTTGGCTTTTTCTGTCAATTCTTGTTTCCATTTCTTCAATCTTGAAATGATCGCGTTGACTTCTTGCAATGTGGTTTGGCGATGTTCTTTTTTTAGCTTCAATAAATTCGATTTGACGGTTTCCATTTTGGAAATTCTTTCGTCGATCAATAAAATGTCCATAGTGTCAATTTTTAGGATTTATAAATTCATCAATTTGTTCAAACAACCATCCGGTCAAATACGCTTGCGGTTCGTCGTTTTCACGATCAAGGTGAATTCCGCAATCCTTGAAAATATAATTCACCAAATGAACCGTTTCGTGTGCGATGATGCTTCCGGTTGAATATTCAAAGGCGACAACGTAATTTCGATAACGCGTTTCATCTTTCAATGTTATTGCGCCATAGTTTTCAAGTGAAGGTGTTTTGAATTTCTTTTCAACCCAAGACAAATCCTTGTCGATCACGATTGTCAATTTTCCGCCATAGATCGGAATATTTATTGTTTTTTTTCTCATTGTTTCCACGATTATTTGACAAATTTATAAAAAAAACCCGGAAACGTCCTTTCGGGATCGAATCCGGGTGTTTTAAATTATGGCTTTTGCAAATATAGGAATTTACAATCCCGCCACAACATCTTTTGGCAATTCAACGATTCCGCCTTTGGAAACGTGTTCGCGAATCGCGTTCATCAATCGATCCAACATCTTGTTGATTTTCGATTCCTTCTTGTTGGGAAACATCTTCACAATGTCTTGACGTCCTTGGTCGCGAATTGCGTTCCATTCTTTTTCATCTTTCGGTTTGATGAAGATCAATTCCGGTTCGATGTTTTGGTCAACCATATACATCGACGACATCGCGGATCCATCACATCCATCCGTTCGACAACCGATCATCATCGGTGTGACGCCTTGATCACGATTTCCGGTGTGGATCTTTCCGCCACATTTTTGGCAATTATAAATGTTCTTTTTCATCTTATTGATGTTTTATGATTTCCGGATCGATCACGTCGATTTCGTTTGAATATCGATAATTCGTGAAATGAATGATCGCCATCGGTTCGGAATTCGGTTTCACTTTTTTAAACCAATCTTTGAAATCTTCAAATGTCAAACCGTCGTTTTTCGCCAAGGTTTCAAACTTGATTTTGTGATCGACGTTGTTGATCAAAAAACCTTCCGTTGTCATTTGAAATTTTTCTATTCCAACGCCGTCGGATTTCGTCAATCGAAAGAATTCAACTTGTTTCGATTGATACGGTTTCCCACTCCAAAACCGCAAGGAAAGAACGGCGTTTCCTTCCATCACTTGTTCAATTCGTTTTTCCCAAAGTTTAAAGTTTTGACGGATCGTGTGGATCTTCACTTTGTGTCCAATTGAAGAAACGAAACCGGTTGGTTGTCCCTTCTTTTGATGATCGGTTGGGAAAAATTGTGACACGGTGATCACATACGTTTTAACCTTCATTTTTTTCGATCTTTTTGTGTTGATCTTCCAAAAATCGTTTGTTGTAAGAATGTGAAACACGCAACAAAACATCCATTATTTCGTAAATCGTGAAATCGCCTTCAACTTCATCCGCCGTTTTTCCGATCGATTCAAAAACATTTCGTGTCAATGCTTCCATTCTTTTTTTTGATTTCGCAACCTCAATTGTTTGCGGATCAACCGGGATCATCGGTGTCCCGGCTTCATCATTTTTTTGACCTTCTTTCGCCATTTTTAAAATTTTAAATTGTTTTTATTTGTCCAAAAACTTGACGTGATTTGGATTCACGGTGTGGACTTGTCCGTCCGGATCTTCAACAACGGCAACGGTGAAATTTCCAAATCCGGCATCACCGCCGTCAACCGCTTCATTGCCCCAACAATGAAACATTCCTTCAAAGATCAAATCTTCTTGTTTGTTTTGGTTCCAACGTTTTGACGTCACGCGAACCGGGCGTTTCTTTTTACTCATAATTTTTTCGATCACTTTCGCAAATTTCGCAACAATTAAAATCAATTTGATTGTGAATGGTGAATGTCGCGGAACAATCATCACAATAAAATTGATCACATATTTCACAAACGAATTCCAATTCGGTGTCCTTTCCGCAAACGTGACACTTTGGCAATTCAACTTTGAAAACCGAACGGATCGATTTCCAAATCTTCACAACATTTGTCCAATATTTGATCACCAAGATCAAAAGAACAATTCCAAGGATCAAGATTGAAAATTTCATAAATTAAAAATTTCCTTCACCTTGATCATCCACGGTGAACAATGCAACCGGCGGATGTCCTTGTCCAATAACTTTCAAAAACAACGGTCGTCCGGCGTTTAACGCTTCCAAATCTTCTTTGTTCGGCATCCACGCCGTCAAGAAATACGGAAACCCTTGTGAATCGATGTTTTTTTCGGCGGGCAAACTGAAACATTGTTCGTCCGTCATAT